ACGATAGGTAATTTACGCGCAGACATCATAATCGAGAAGACTACGGTGGTGGAACTCAAATCTGTTAAGACAATAAATGACGTGATGGTCTCTCAAGCTCGCAATTACCTCAATCTTCTCAATCTCCATGAGGCCTATCTCGTGAATTTTCCTCCTTCTCCGAATGCTGACCCAGAGGTGATTCGTGTGTCACGAGAGCCAGAAATGGTAGTGCCCTAGCCATATCATTCATGAATGTTAGTTGACGTTCATAATATGCTTTAGGGTCTGTGAGACCTTCTTGAATAATCTCTTGTATTTTCTCAGTGTGAAACCTGATTTCCTCTAGGCAAAATGCGTGATAGTCCATAATTGTAATAGACAACTAAAACTTTTAAATAGTTGGAATAAACTCCCAATGTAAATCATGACAAATCTTTTTCCATATGAGATCTTGTTGATGTAATTTTTCCTTTGACTTTAGAAGTGGGAAATATTGGAGATATGAGTCTTCACTTAAAAGTTCACAAAACTTGTAGAGTACATAAGAGTAACTCAAAAAGTTTTTACGTTCCGAAGGACAGTTGTTGTTGAACGGTTTTTGTATATCCTTGAACATGAGTCGTAAACGTTCCTCCAACTCTGGTAGCATTTTAGGTGGTTTGACACCACTTAATATATTTGTGATATACGGTACATGTTCATAGTATTTATTCAGTTTTAGTTTTTTTAGAAGGCCTCGAACCTTCGCGTGAGTAATCTCTGTGAGTGACTTGATTTTCATCTTTTTGAACTCGTTGCGTAACTGTTCTATGACTTCTGGTGGTATGGTGGTCATCTCCTGTGCCTGAAACTGTGAGAGCCATTCGTTGAAATGATTGTCCCTTTTGTATGAATAATTTATAATCTTTTCAGACGTTTCTTGTTCCTCTTTATAGGTGAGTTCTTCACTGATGAGGACATCTATGACCATTCCACACCTGTCACATACAAGTTCACTCGTCTCGTTAAACTGGAATATATTACTAGACACACAATTTGGACATGCATCAATTTTTCTTTCTATGGGTCTATCGAGATTTTTCTTTTCGACATCTATGAGATAATCTACGAAAATATCTCTTCTCTGAAGTCCTGCAAACTCTTTACACTTAAAGACATTGTCAGTCGAGACTTCACTGTCTATTTCTTCATTGTATTGTTTAAGATATGGCATACATTGCATGATATACTCGGACATTTCAGATTGGTACTCGGATGTATTTGATGGTTGCTCTTTTATTTTAACTATCCATTCGTTTATTCTTTTATTGTACCTGCTTAAAAAATTACCTTCCATAGTAGCTAATGGATTTACTCCGTAATTTTTTAATTAACGCAATCTACTATTTTAAATTATTATTTAAAAAACCCGATTATCAGGTGTTAGACAGTAATCTTGAATATTGGGTAGATGTGGGAAAAGACTTCGTGACGAGCGACGATTTTTGGGAGCGACAGTCATATGAATGGGACTCGCACGTGGAGTCGCATCATGTGTCAATTGATACTAATAAAAAAATACCACCCCCACCTGAGTGTGTCACGAAGACACTCGTACGTATAAAATATTGGTACAATAATCACATTTATAAGTATTTGACGTATAACCATGACTACACGTGGCCCCCTGTTATATCGAAAGGTGTGCAATTCAATATACCTCTTCAAAGCGCACGGTTGATAGACGTAAATGGAGAACCCGTGAAGGATGTGATCGCTAAAATCAAACGTTACGCGGGACCCAATTGTGATTTTCATGGTCAAAAAATTAAAATAGCGGACATGCTTTATTATGACGAAGATACACTCAAATCATCGTACCCTAAAATTGTCATACAAAATATTTTTGGACTCACTAAAACTGTGAGTACCACGGATGGGTACATCAGTGATCTTCGGATACCTTAGTGGCAAGATAGAACTTGAGGTCTCCCAGATTAGCCACGTTATATTTCAAAATAAGAAACCTGTTTTCCTGTTCCTGCATGATCTGAACAGTCGCGCACATGCTCGTCGCCTTTGTAAAAATATTCATGTACCGAAGAGAATAGACACCCGACATCTCAGGACTCTCTTCTGTACATTGGATAACTGTATCTTGGTCGGCAAAATCACCCTTGCACAAAAACCTCAGGGAATTTCCATTTCTCGTTATTTCAATATCTTCACCTATGTTCGCCATATCCCTACAGATGCGTTGAAAGTCTACAGATGGAATGGGTGTGTTCATAGTCATACTCATCTCAGGGACTTCGATTTGATTTTCATTAATGTCCAAAAGTTTGAGGGCAAACTTTGTACACGTCTTTTTTTGTTCACTGTGAATCTCGATATTCATAAATTCCTTACAATCTATTGTGATGATGAGAACATCATTACTCGTAATGGTTTTCAGTAACTTGTACATGTTGGTGACGTTCACACCCGTGTCGATGTCTTCCGTACACGAGTACTCTTCAAAGTTTTCGGCTGCCAGGTGCAGGTCTATGAGTGATGTCCTCGCCGTGTCCAGTGTAACTATATACAGTCCACTGGGTTTGAAATAAATATTCACATCATTGAGTATATCCTTGAGTACTTCAAAAGTCGATTTAATGGCTGCAGCCTGTACAGTGACTAACCGCATTCTCGTTTCTTTGCAGTTTATTTCTTTATATCGGTGTAGGCATCTGTCACACTGCGACTTATTTTTGCTTCGAGTTCTGGTGTCATAGCAGGCTGTAGCGAACGTCCGTACTGATCGAGACCGAAGAGTTCTGTACTCGACTCTCCATCGAGTGTGGTCATCTCACACTTCCCGAAACCGCACGTATCGATGTCCTGCACGGGGAGTAGAGACTCCAACCAGTTTTGAATCTCCCTCCCGACGAGGACCTTTCCATTTTTCGTGAGCATAGTAGGTACCCTCGTTATTTTCCCCCTGTACTGCGGTGGTATACCCAGAACGTTTACGTTATGAAAGTGTACGAGTTGTTTCAATTGAGCGTTTCTACTGACATAGTCGACCAATTCCATACTATGTGTACACTTAGGACTAAAGATTAAGAGTGACATCTTTGATGTAGATTTTAAAAAAAAATATAATAATTAACACACAGTTTTTTTGTAACTTATAATAAATGTCTATCTTCGTGTTACTCTTTCTCATTCTCTTCGTATTGTTCACCATGTCCAGGACGGAGATGTTTGGATACGCTGGGTACACCAAGCCCATCAACCAGATCGTGATTAACGACCCCCCTTTCGACACGAGAGAGTACGTCGAATCGACTGACGTGAGTATAAACAATGACCTCATGGAACAACTCGTTCTGGCTACGAATAAACATGTCGCCGATAAGACTGGTTTATGTACATACATCATAGAGACTACATCTTTGAAGAAGTTTGTGCACAAAGAAAATAAGAAAGAAATGTACCGGTGTATGTTCATGTTGATGAAGCAACACGGCTTCTCCTTTGGATTTGCAGTGACTGTCGATATCGCCGTGAATCCCGACGGTACGGTCCAGGTGCTGAGTGCTCGCACGCAACCCATAGATGTGATACCCCCCAGTGATACATCTCCTTTTGACAGTGGTATAAGGGGGTATGATTTTGTAGATTACGACCTTTTCAGAAAGAGTGAGTTGGAATTAATCAAAAATAAGTCGATGTAAATAATAATGATAAACGTAGATGAAATATCAAGACTGACGGAAAAGAAAAACAGGTTGAAAAAGGAAACATACGTCAGGTTATACGAGCAGGCGTCTAGAAAAATAAGGCAGTCTGTAGATTTTGGGAGTAAATTTGCATCCTTTCAAATACCAGCATTTCTCATCGGATATCCAATGTTCGATAGATACAGGGCTACAGCGTACATAAAGAGACAACTTGAACGAGGGGGGTTCGATGTGGTCATCGTGGGGGATCATGAACTACATATCACGTGGAAGGTGAAGAAGACCCATACACCTACTCCCGACATAGATGAGTTCCCAACACTTATAAATTTAAAAAAGGCCGCTAATAAATACAGGGGATCCGCGGGAAAAGGTTGATAAAATAATTTCATGTAAACATATAATGGATAACCTAAACATTCTGGTTGAAGCGAAGCGCGAATACTTGGAGCAATTATCTATCCTCATATGCCCCGTGATGATCGATGTTTTTGATGAAATGTTTCAAGAGGCGCAGAAACTTTCAAAGGGGCGTAAGGTATTAATCATGTTCCAGAATCTACTGAGAGATGTTCCCAATTGGAGTGAGACGATGGCGAAAGAAAACACGGACAATATCGCCAACAGGTGTGCGTGGTTCAAAGACCTTGTGGCGGCGGTGTTCGTGAGTTCAGTGAAGATTCTTTCTGCGGTTCGGCTCAGTAAAGATAGTAAGAAGTTATCAGTCAAGTTGCCTAGTAATGAAGTGTTCATTCACACATGCTATAAAAATGTAGCTAAAGATTTATATAAGAATCCTTATGTTTTTACTGATAACCAGACTGAACATGACCGCAACGATAGACTGTATGAGCGTTTTAGTTCGTGTGTAGAGGCTACAGTCAAGGAACTCATCCCCGTACAGCAGATTTTACAGACGTACATGACTGCTCAGAATGATGAAATCATTGAACCTCATGATGGTAACATCGAAGATGATAACGTAGATGAATACGAAGATGAGGAGACTTTTCCGGGTCCCGTGGAACCGCAGGAGATCCCACCCGCACCCACTGAACCAACGGGTACGCAGGAGACTCTCGGGGAACCCGTGGTACCCCTAGGAGGAGAGGTTCGTCAGGAGCCGCCGGTGGGTTTAGAAAATGAGTTTAGAACTATCAATAATTTAAATAAGCCTCAATCCAATCCCGTGCCAGAGCCAGAGCCCGAGCCCGTGCCAGAGCCAGAGCCCGATGAAGACGAGGATTTATTCCCTGATGCCACTGAAACCAGAACGAGAAAACCCTTGTAAAAAAAAATACGTTATAACATATGGATATAGACGAATACCTCCGCGATCCCACGTGGGCAGCCCTGATAGCGGGTGCGATAACTGCTTTATACATACACGGGAAAGCTCGACTTAACAACGAAGGTGTTTTAGAGACGAGTGCGTATGCAAAACCCGCGGCTCTAGTAGCCATATTAGTGTATTTTATAATTTCAAATGGTATTGGTACCAGAGAGACTATTTCAACTGCCAAGTTTCAATAACTTAAAGATTCTCCGCATGTATATATAAATGTCTTCCGTAACCGCTTTTAATGATATGATGAGTCAATTTCTTATGGAACTGCATAAGACTTTTCCAGAAGAGAAGGGGCTCAAGAAATACATCTCCGCTTTCGAGTTATTGAAGGAAACACAACCGAAGAAGATTGTAGAAAGTTTCATGGAGAATATCGCCCCTTACGCGGACAAGGTTAGCGCGCGTGACGAATCATTTTTCTTGAAAGACTCCACTACCATCGAGTTTCTCAAACCATTGAACATCACCACGTGCTGGCCCAATGCCTCTGATGGAACAAAGAGTGCTATTTGGCAGTATATCCAGACACTCTATATGTTGGGTACCACAATCACGTCCATCCCACCTGACACACTGGCCATGATTGAATCTGTCGCGAAGCAGTGTGCAGATAAGATGCAGGATGAGGGTGGTGATATCAACGAGGCACAACTCATGAAGTCGATGCAAGGTCTTCTTGGTGGTATGATGAAAAAATAAAAGTTTATAATATAAATGGTATCATTGTTTGAGGATCCTAAACAAATTATACGTTCTGATAAAATAAAAGAGTTTTGGCCGACAGCGGAACAATCCGCAGCAGAAAGAGTCAATGCTACCGCAAGATTTATTGTTTATGCCACGTGTTTATTGTATTTAATTCGTCGTGATATCCGAGTGTTTGTCATGGGAGCTACGGGGCTAGGGGTTCTTTATGTCATGGATAAATCTAACATGATTAAGGAGGGTACAGCCCGCCCATCGGTGATGAATGAGATTTTCACGGACACCCCCGTGTGTCAGCTCCCCACACGTGATAACCCCATGGGTAACGTGCTAATGAACGAATATTCCGATCGTCCAGATCGACCCGCCGCATGTGATTATTCTTCCGTGGATGATAAGGTGAATAGGATGCTTTCGGGGCACATCCCCTACGGTCCTTCTCGATCTCGCTCGGCACTTCCAGAGCAGCAGCGTAATAGTTACTCGAGGCAGTTTGTTTCCATGCCCGTCACAAATATACCAGGAGACCAGACCGCCTTTGCTGAATGGCTGTACGGTGGGAAGAATGAAGGGACGTGTAGGTCCGACCCCCGAATGTGTGACCCAAACGCCCGTGGGGTACAACTCGAGGCTTTCGCTGGCCTGGCTCCCAATGGAGACAAGAGGAGTGGGATGAGGGGTGGAACAATTTCTTAGTCAATAGTAAATGGCATACCAGCTCCAACCAGGAATGAAATTGGTTCAGAACCCGGCGCACCCACCAGTGTGTGCTACTGACGAAGTTTTCGTGTACCCCCAACCCACGACCCTGAGCTACGGTTCTAGTCGTCCCAACACGATGCTCTACGGTACATCCCCATACATGGCAGGTAAGGGTGCCCCTTCCCAGTTTATAGAGACGAGCGACCAACTTCGCCCGCAGTCGACGAGTCAGTTTAATAAGATTGTCACCAAGACGTACGAAAAGAATTTCTTCCCCCTTCAAGATGTGGCGTGCAAGTTGCCCCCCCGCACGATGTCTTACGAGCCTGCGAGTACTCGTGCAGAACTTCAGAACGGGCAGTTTCAACAGAGATACCTGAATAAAAAATATTAATTACAAATAAGAATGGCGGACCCCATATCAATAATTACAATAGCCGGTTTAGCGTACATAGGTAAAAAGTTAAGTGAGCCCAGAAAAGGTCTGGATTATTCTGTGCCGGAACAGGAGGTGGATGATGACATGCCCCCTCCTCAGGAGGATTTCGCTAAGCAAGAAGATTCTCTTCTTCGCATGCCCGATAGAAAAACAGAAGTGGTTAATTTCGGTGATATCTCCCCACAGAGTCGGGGTACAGGTAACGAAATACTCAGCATGCGTAACCGGATGTATGACGCTGGACGGATGAACAATCTTTCACCTGTTGAGAAGCAGCTGGTTGGTCCTGGCCTTGGATTGGGTGCCGAAGTCCCAGCGTTCGGTGGGTATCAGCAGTTGTTCCGAGTCAACCCAGAGAACGTCGGTGCTTATCGTCTCACGACCCTCCCTGGTCGCAGTGGACCAGCCGCAGATATCAATGGCGGGCGACGTGGTATCGCAGGTGAATTGGGGCACAACAGACCCGAGAAAACCGCGTTCCTTCCGGCACGACGACCAGTGACTGAGGGGCGTGCACAGGGTATGTCAGGTGTGATCCCCCGCGGGGAGCATGAACATACCAAGCGTCTCACGAACAGGTCGGAGACTGGGCAGCGTGATGATGGATTGGGGTTTTCTGGTGCCAAGCGTATTATCTCAGCAGGCTCGATGCCCCAAGACCCCACGAGGAACAAGAAGGATGGGAACGTCGAACAGTTTGGATACACCAATCTCCCTGCTCCCAACATCCATTCGTTCGCGCACGGCTATGTGAATGCCCCCGCCACCAAAATTGGCGAGAAGCGCACGTACGGTACACCTCACACCGCAGAAGAGCTCATGGAGTATGGCTTCAGACCCGACGACCGCCGCGGGAAGCCAAGTCGCAACGGGAACGCTGGTCGTATGAACGTCCGCGCAGGGGCCCTCAACCAAGGTGGTATGCCGACCGCCGCCCGTATGGACACCACCCGTATAGATGGTCGCATCTCGGCTGTCAGTGGAGGGTGGACCCAACAGTACACCAACGATTCGTTTCATCAGATGAACCCCTACAAGGGTATGGCGAATCCCCGTGCGAATGACTTCAGTCTCGACGTCGCTAAGAACCAGCTTCAGAATAACCCCATAGCGCAACAAAGATTTTAAAAATACCCAACATCCATGAGCGAGTAACAACACGCATTAAAATATTATCCCTTTATTTTAATGAGCGTCTACACGCTTGATATCGATAGCAGCGAGCGAAATCCCATAGAGTATCCTAACCCAAGTGACTATGTGATCGAATTAAACAACTTCATTTACAATGTGAAGAAAATATCATTGATATCCGCGCGTATACATTCTAGTCAACTCCTGATTAATGATAGAAATAATACATTTTCTGTCAATGGCACTGAAGTGACGTTCGATAATAATAATTTCAGTGGGAAAACACTAGCACAAGAAATCGTAGATAAAGTCGGCCCCGTCACGGACGCTGTATATGATTCGAATGTAAACAGTATCACTATGACTGGGTCAGAACCGTTCACTTTTGAGTTTTTCACTGGTGTCAATGGATTTGCGAGTAATACATACGGTTATACGACACCTCATGATATTTTGGACT